GGACCCGGGAGCGGTTTTTCGCCAATCTCCTGGGCAATGCCAGCCGAGGCTCCACCACGGTGGCGGTGAACGGCTTTGACTTTGACTGCGCCAGCGCTGACGGCCTGTGCCTGTTTGCCCAGAACCACCCGGCCAAGGTCTCCGGCGGCGACCAGACCAATATGTTCGCCGATGCCTTTTCCGAGACGGCCCTGGGGGCGGCTATGACCGCCATGCAGAATTTTAAGGGCGACAACGGCGAGACCCTGGGTCTGGAGCCGGACACCATCATCATCCCCAATATTGCCAGCCTGAAAAAGAGCGTGTTCTCCGTCCTGGGCTCCTATGAGACCACGGGTACGGCCAACAATGACTTCTACTATCTTTTCGGCTCCATGCGGGTGCTGGTGTGGCCCTATCTCAATGACTACATCGGCGCAGACAACGCCGCACCCTGGTTTTTGATGGACAGCTCCTATAACGAGCAGTGCGACGGCGCGGTGTGGCTGGATCGGGTGGACTGCGAGATCACCAGCCGCCTGGGGGCCAACGATGAGAACATCTGGGACGGCTATGCCCGGCTGTCCGCCGGTTTTGTGGACTGGCGCTTCATTCTGGGCGGCGGCTTGACCGGCGGCACGGCTCTTTCCTGACAGGAGCCGGGGCCCATGGAACGGGGCGTGATTTCTGAGCTTCACGCCCTGCGACCGGGGCCGGAAGCAAATTGACGATGTATAAGCGGCCTGTCCCCCTGATCGGGGGCAGGCCTTCAGAGGGGAGAGGGAGACAATAAACGAGCAAAAAAAGAGGCTTCAGATGTGGCAGGAGAAGCTGGCCCGATACGACGGGGCCTTTCAGGAGGAGACGGCCAAGATGGATGAGCGGGAGGCCATCTATCGGGGCCGCAACCGCATCGACGAGCTGGTGGACGGGGATGTGATCCGGAAAACGCCCCATGTGCGGAATATTGCCGCAGAGCTGGTGGAGGCCCAGGTGGATGCCAACATCCCCCAGCCCAAGGTGACGGCCCTGCGCCGGGAGGATGAGCATTTGGCGGTACTCATTGAGGATATGCTCCGCAGCAAGCTGGATCGGCTGCCCATGGAGATCCTGAACGACCAGATGGAGCGCACCGTGCCCATCCAGGGGGGCGGGCTGTATGTGCTGGAGTGGGACAGCACCTATCGAACCCACGACACCGTGGGCCAGAGCGTGGTGTCGGTGGTCCATCCCAAGCAGCTGGCCCCGCAGCCGGGGGTCACAGGGGATTTGGAGCAGATGGATGACTTTATCCTGAAGCTGCCCCAGACAAAAAATTTCATTCGCCGCCGCTATGGGGTGGATGTGTCCGAGGGGACAGAGGAGGAACCCCAGATCCGCGGCAGCGGCGACCTGGCTCCCTCCGATGAGCTGGTGACCCAATACGTGGGGTACTATCGGAACGAGCAGGGGGGCATCGGCATGTTCTCCTGGGTCAATGATACCGTGCTGGAGGATCTGGAGGACTGCCAGAGCCGGATCCTGTGCCGGTGCAAGCAGTGCGGCGGGGTGCAGCCTGGGGATTGGCTGTCCGTTAAATCGGACTTTGAGGAAGGGGAAGAGACGGAAGAGCCGGAGAATGAGTCGACCTGTCCCCTGTGCGGCGGGGAGCTGGAGCGGACGGTGGAGGAATATCAGGAGCTGTGGCTGCCGGTAGAGCGGTCCGACGGCTCTGTGATCCCCGGGGCTGACCCCATCACCGGCGAACCTACCCGTGTGCCGTACTATAAACCGGACATCTACCCGGTTTTTCTCCAGAAATCCGTGTCGGTCTATGGAAAATTGCTGGGGGAATCGGATGTGGACAAGGTGCGGGACCAGCAGAATACCATCAATCGCCTGGAAAAGAGTATCATTGACCAGCTGCTGGCAGCGGGCACCTATATTACCCTGCCCCCGGATCCGTCCATTAAAGTGGACACCGGTGTGGCAAAGGTCATCCGGCTGAAAAACGTGACGGACAAAAACTATCTGGGCGTTTACGACATGAAATGCGATGTGGAGCAGCCGCTGGCCTATCTGGAATATATCTACCAGGAGGCCCGGGACGTGGTGGGCATCACCGACTCCTATCTGGGCCGGAAGGACACCACGGCCACCAGTGCAGTGGCCAAGGAATTTTCTGCCAACCAGTCCGCCGGACGGCTCCAGTCCAAGCGCGTGATGAAAAATGCCTGCTGGGCAAAGCTGTTTGAAGGACTGTTTAAATTTGAGCTGGCCTATGCCGATGAAAAGCGGCCGGTGATGGGCCTGGACGATCAGGGCAATCCCCGGGACGAGCAGTGGAACAAGTGGGATTTCCTGGAACAGGACGAGGACGGCCAGTGGTACTGGAACGACCGGTTTTTGTTCTCCTGTGACAGCGCTACGGCCCTGTCTGCGGATCGGACGGCCATGTGGAAGGAGACCCAGAGCTATTACTCTGCCGGGGCCTTCGGCGATCCCAACCAGATGGAGACCCGCATTCTGTTCTGGACGAAGATGGAGCAGCTCCACTATCCCGGAGCGGCCCAGACCCGGCAGAACCTGATCGCCGAATACCGGCGGCAGCAGGCAGCCCAGCAGCAGGCGGCCCAGCAGCAGACAGCTGCCATCGCCCCGGAGGGCCGGGGGGTGACGGTATGACGCTGGAGGCACTGATGGACTGGATGGATGCCCTGCGGCCCTGCGCCTATACCAATGCCCAGAAAACCGCCTGGGTCAATGACCTGGAGGCGGGACTCTGGACGGAGATCTTTTTGCAGGAGCCGGGGCAGTGGCGGCCCCGCAGGGCGGAGCGGGATGGGGCCCAGCCCCTGCTGCTGCCGGAGAGCTGGCGGCGGGTGTATACGGCCTATCTGGGGGCCATGATCGACTTTGCCAACGGGGAGTATACCCAGTATGAAAACTCCATGAGCCTTTATAACGGCTATCTATGTGAGCTGGGGGCCTGGTATGCCGACACCTTTGCCCCCGCCCAGCGGCCTGCCCGCTGGATGGGGCTGGGCGGAACGGACTGTACAGGGCTGCAGGCCGACGGGGGGCAGCCTGTGGGACAGCTGCCCGCCGGTGGGGCGGTGCTGGCCCTGGAGGGGCGCATTACCCAGCCGTTGGACGGAGCCGGGGTGCTGACCCTGGTGTCAGACTGCCGGGAGCGGCCGCTGTGGCAGCGGGAGCTGATGGCCGATGACGGCGGCATTTTCCGCACGCTGAGCCTGGTGCTGCCGGAGCGGGGGCCGGAGCGCGTCTGCGCCCGATTTACGGGGGAGGCGCTGCAGGCCGGACAGATCGAATTCTGGGCGCTTGTGCAGCCCATGAGAGAAAAGAGAGGAGCAATGTGATGGGAAACATATCTGATGTGCTGGCGGCCTTTGCCTATTATGTGGGCAACGGGGGCTATTATGAGAAGGCCAGCGCCAAAAATTTGGGCCGGGAGGTGTCCGATTTTTCGGCCAACAAGGGCAGCGCCAACTATACCTATATGGGCAAGCTGTGCGGCATCAATCCGGGGGCCTGGTGCGCCATGATGGTGTCTACGGCGGTATATGAGGGCTGCGGCAGCGACAAGGCGGCGGCGAAAAAGGCCCTGTGGGGCATCTGGCCCTATACCTCCTGCAACCAGCTGTTCGACGCAGGGCTGGCCCAGGGGGCCAGTCACTACAGCGCCTATCAGCGCACAAGCAAGGGCCGGGGCGGCAGCGCCTATACGCCCCAGGCCGGGGACGTGATCGTCTTTTCTGACAACGGCACCACCAGAACCCATACGGGCATGGTCTATCAGGTGTCCGGCTCTACGGTGTACACCTATGAGGGCAATTCCGGCAATATGGCCCGGAAGCGGAGCTACAGCCTGTCAAGCGCCTATATCTATGGCTATGTGACCCTGAATCTGGAGGCGGGCAGCAGCGAGAGCACCGGCGGCGTGGGCCAGCTTCAGCAGTGGCTGGGGGTGACGGCGGACGGTGTGTTTGGCGCGGCCACGAAAAAGGCGGTCATTCTGGCCCACCAGCGGTATCTGAACACGGCCCTTTCCGCCGGGATCGGCCAGGACGGGGTCTGGGGCGCGGAGACCTATTATGCCACGGAGCGGCTGCAGGAGCCGGACGACAACGACGATGTGAAGCTCTGGCAGGGCCTGCTGTACGGCCTGGGCTATGACCCCCAGGGTCTGGACGGCAGCTTTGGCCCCCATACCCAGTCCGCCACCCAGGCTTTGCAGAAGGACAAGGGCCTGACGG